CTGAACATAGCCATGGGCAGAACATCAATGGAAATGGCGCTGACGGTTGGAACAATAAGTATGGGACGCTTGTCACCCTACCTGATAATGGTACAGGAAACTGGACAGGCGGATATGCTGCTGATGTCAGAGCGAATGGCTGGATTAATGGAGGTAATCGTATTTATACCAGTAGTTGTGGCAACAATCAACCCCACAACAACCTTCCTCCCCTATACGGGGTATATAAGTTTATGCGCATCAAGTAGTACGCTTGAAACGATACACGCCGTAGAGTGGGGGTAGGTTATTATGCGGCTGATTTTTGCCAAAAGAAATGTTGACTGTAACATCAGAACAGTATTCTTCAGCGTGAGAAGGAAATTTAGTGCCGCCTACAGTAGCAGACAAGCAACCGTTCTGTGATTTTTCACTCATCCAGGCTATAAGTGGGCCAACAGTACCCGTTACATTTGCCAATTCCCCTTCGGTCAAAATTCAAGCCCTCCATGGTGGCAAAAGTTGGCAGAAGAGTACAAAATTTGTACTCTCCATGTCACATGTCACTCACAAGTCAAGCACATGGGGACACCCACGCCGCCTCACTTCTCCGACTATCTGCTCTAGCGGTTAAGCACACGTTACTCACACTTTATTTATGGCTTTTTTCAAATCCGCCAAGGTTTTATGCGTGTAAACTCCTTTTGTCACACCCGTGCGGGCATGGCCGAGTATCATTTTCACCGCGGTCTCGTTGGCACCTGCCCGGTCAAGCATGGTGGCCAGCGTATGCCTGCACTCATGGGGCGTATGGTGCATTTTCATTTCTTTCATGGCATGGTCAAAGAGGCGGCGGAAGGATTCATAGTTCCCGCATGGGCATATAATCCCTTCCGCCTTCCTCTCCATGAGAATGGGAAGGATTTTCCGATGAATGGGGATTTTCCGAATCCCCGCCAGCGTCTTGCTTTTCTTGACGTTGATGTACTGCTGGCGGAGGTTCACATCACCGGCGGACAGGGAAATGTACTCTCCCGCCCTCATTCCCGTGTAAATCAGAATCAGCACGTCTTTTACTCCCTTCACCTCTTCGGCCGATTTCCATAGCTTTCCTATCTGTCTTGCGGTGAACGGCCTTTTGATGTAGACGGGCAGGTGCTTCGGCAGTTCAAGAAAGCGGCTGAGGTCAGCTTCCACAATTCCGTTCTTCATGGCGTACTGAAATAGTTGGCTCAATAGCACACGGCATTTCTTTTTCGTGCAGTATCCCGCCTCAATCGAATCAAGGGCAGACTGAATCTGCTGATAGGTCAGACGGGCAAATGGCAAAGAGTGGAGGGGAGAAAGATGTTTATAGCTGATTTCATAGGCAGAGCGGGAAGAGGTTCCAATGGTTTCAAAGTGGCGGGCCTTCCACGCATGGTAGAGCGCAGAGAATGTGATTTCTTTTTCCGGCGTCATGCGGTTCACACTGACGAGGAAGGCGAAGGCCTCTTCTCTATTTGCAAAGTAGCCAAGTGGGCGTTGGCGGCCGTCTATCGTCTTTTTAACAACCCATGGCTTACGCCTGTTTCCGCTTAATCTGTATACGGTTCCATATCCATTCGGTAATTTCATTGTTGTTTCCTCGATAAGGTGGTGAATAAATGGTTTACATCAGATGGCTCCTGTCAGTGCTTCTCATGATACCAATTATGGTGTTCTGCTATCTCACAAACTGGTTCGTGACGTTGTTTGCTGATTCTCACGGTGAATTGCCTAAAATCTTTTACTTATGGCAGACATGGGACAGTTCCCTTGACAACCGCACGTACATCACGGAAGATTGCCCAAAGTTTCTGCGATACGATTTCGACAGGTATTACGAAGTATACATGAAGAACATTGGTTATGGCAGGAAGAAAAAGTGCGTGGCGGTAAAAGAGAAATTCCCGCTAAAGCTTCGATTCAAGCGGTATCTTGCACGGACATTTTGGTTGTATCGAAATTGCGCTTATGGATTTGCGTTTTATCTTTTGGGTGTTAATACAGACCCAACAACGATTCAGAGGAAAAGCAAGTATTTCAGTATTTGTAAAAACGCATTTCGATACAAGAAAGACATGCCAATATCTTCCCATTGGAGATGGAACATCTATCTTGGGTGGAAATACGATATGTATGACCATTGCCGTTCCATGCTTGCTTTTAGGTATACGGTGAAACGGATATGAAACGTTCAAATAAACATCAAATTCAGCAGATTATATTCAATAATCTAACGGGTGGCATTAACACATCAGATGCCCCGGAACGAATACCAGAAACGGATATGCAGGTGTGTAAAAACTTCATATATGACAACTTGAGATTAAGAAGCCGTGGCGGTCTGCTGGCGACTTCTTTTTCAATGGAGTCACCAATCGTTTCTCTTTACTACGATGTCGATACCAACACAAGCCTTATTTTCCTTGAAAACGGGAATATTTATACGTGGTCAGCCAGTAAACTTCCTGTTCTCGCCGGAAGCCTCACAGGAAAGAAAAAGCCTTGCTGCGCAAAATACATGAATAAGATATGGATAGCAAGCGGCGGGAAGCTCCAATACTATGACTTTGCGTCTGTATATACAGTCGAGTCGAGCCCCATATGTGACCTGGTATTTCAGCGTCTTTCAAGACTTGTGGTATGCCTTGCCGGAAGCGATAGGGTATATTTTTCTGCTATCGGTGACCCGACAAGTTGGGATAATGTAACCGACAGTTCGCAGGGGCTTGTGGATAGTTCGGCCCAGTATATCGACATTGGCTATGGGGATAGCGGAGATATTGAAAGCATTGTGCCTCTTGCAAGCGACTTAATCTTCATTAAGTCAAACGGCTCCATTTATCAGCTCCAATCAGATAGAGTACCATCTTCATGGGTAGTCCCGCCCGCCATAGTTACCAATTCAGATAGTGTTGGAATCATGACAGCCACTAACATCGGGGCAGACGTGGTATTTCTTTCACGACGCGGGCTTAAATCGCTTTCCACGGTGACCGACTATGGGAACATCAAACCGCAGGATATCGGAGATAAGTTTAGAAGCCTTTTGACAAGCGATATATGGAACCCACAACTAATCAACCTAAAGCGTCACGGGTGTCTTATGATTCGCATGACAAGCGACCGTACTACTTGGGTTTACTATAACTACATGATGGGAGCCGCTACACTAATCAAGTTTGCAAAGGAAGTCACCGACATTATGGAAACCATTGATTCAGTGTACATCGCAAGTGGAACTCAGCTATTCCAGTGGGATAAAAATATTATGACGGACGATAATGTTCCTATTAGTTATGAGTTAAAACCCCATGACGTAATTTCTTCCGAACAGATTCTTGTGAAGTCTGTAGATACAAAGCTTACCAATGACGAAGCGGGAACCGTCAACGTAAGCACAAGCAATTTGAAAATGGATATGCCCACAAATACAAGGCGTAAAGTAAAGTGCAATCACTCAACCGACTGCATATCTATGACGCTTAAAGGAAACGACCCATTTACATTCGACCATTTAATCTTAGAGGTAGCTGATTTATGATTAAAACCTTAACAGAATGGATAAACAAATACGAGTCCGAAAGGGACGACACGTTCGTTCTCCCTAAAGGATTCGACTTCTATTGGCTCCCAGAAAGGGGATTCGCTGAATATCTCTTCCATGAGGGGATTCTTGTGGTATATGAGTTATGCGGCGATATTCACTTTTGGTTTGATATGGCAAAGCTCATCTGCCTTTCAAAGGGAGGGCACGCAGTATCTACCGTGTGCATACTTCCGATTCTTCCTTATTTAAGGCTTTTGAAATTCAAAATTATGAAAGATGAGGTGGTTGACGGTCATCACAGATTCTTCTGCAAGGACGAAGCGGGAAGAAAGGTTATCGCCACTTATAAGGCGACTGACGAAAAGAGCGGGGAAGATTCATACTTCGTAACCCTTTACGTCGATGAATTGTATAAGGAGGGAAACAATGGGTAAAAAAGGCGGCGGCTCATCTACAACCGTCCAATCCTACACACCTACATGGGAAGAAAAGAGGTTATGGCAACTTCAAGGACAATATGAGAACGCCATCATGCCAAGCGCTATCGGGCTTAATGCGAAGGCGGGAAACCTTCTTGAAAGGTCTTTGGGCGATACGCAGGTAGACTACAACGGTCTTTTAAAGCAGGCGCAGGCGCAGAACAATGCGGCTATGCAGGGGTATCAGAACCTTGCGAACGGCAATCTTCCATCTGCCTATACAGACAACATTAACCAAGCCGTCAGTCGTTCCGTGAATAACTCGATGGGAAGCCTTCTGCAAAGTCTTGGTTCAAGCGGCGTGTTGAATAGTTCCGTTGCGGCGCAGGGAATACAGGGGATTAACCAGGCGGCGGCTAACACGGCGGCAGATATGTATAACCAGGATATATCTCAACTTTCCAACATCTACGGAAATCTTGCCAATACCGCAGGCTCAAACATCACACTTGCGAGTGCGGCGCAGGAAGCAGCTCAGCAACCCGCCATTAACCTTTGGAACGCCTCTATCGGCCTTGATGGAACCAACACAGGCGCTATTGCGGCTATTGGCGGTAAAGGAACTACAACGTCTACTCAGCATATGCCAAGCGCCGCTGGCGGATTTTGGGGAGGCATTTTGGGCGGCCTTGCGTCCAACCCTAACCTTTTCTGCTTTGCTGGCGACACTATGATTAAGACTCCAAAGGGAGACAAAGAAATCCGCCGTATCAAGAAAGGCGACACTATCATTACCCCGGCGGGTGAAGAAGTGGTTACAGAGGTCATGGAACCGCACATTGAAAGAGTATACGGAATTGTAACAGACGACCCGATTGAAAAGTACTTGAACCTTACCGAGACTCAGCCAATGCTCATGGAAGATGGCACATACAAGACTCTGAAAGAAATGAAGTTCGGCGAGAAGTTCAAGGGTAAAGGTAAAATTGTCGTTATGGTTGAAAGCGGCGACCGCAGAGTGTACGACCTTAAAGTACCAAGTGGAAGCTATTATGCTAATGGTTTTATTGCGAAAGCAGGAACAACGGAGTGGTAATCTAAATGGCAAACAATCAAAACAGTCAAATCAGCTATACACCGCCTAGCACTATCGACCCTACCGTGGCCGGATATGCGGCTCGTGACCCCATGTTTGCGTTGGGGCTTATGGCAGGGCGGTATTTCGCAAACAAGTATGAACAGAGGGGCATTGACAAGCTCACCAAGAGCGTGACAGATTCAGATGGAAATGTTTCAATGCCGCTTGCAAAAGCCGCTGATTCAGCGGTGGCGCAGGCTACAAGCGGTGCCACGCAGTTGAGTCAACAGGCGAGCCAGCAGGCTCCTCAGCCGTCAGCGCAGGACGTAACCCCTAAACCGATTCCACAGGTGTTTGCGGTTAATCAGAACCCGGCCCTCCAATCTGTCAATCCATACGCCTTGGGGGATAATCCACTTACAGGCCAGCCCGAATATTCTTCTATTCGCGCGCAGGTTATGCAGAAAGCCATTAACGATGCCCAGAACTCAAGCGCTCCTACGGCAGATACGCCCACAACAGGTGATACAAGCTACCGAGACTCCATTATGGAAAAGGCCAGAGCCATTCTGAATGATGATAATAACAAGTGGGTGCAGTCCGCTAATCGTGGTGATGCGGATATGGCGCTTTATAAAGCAGGCGCTATTGGCAACGGAATCAACGACAATACCGCAAACCCTTATGCTATCGGCAACTATGACGACCCGGCAAAGAACTATGCCAACATGAGACAAGAACAACGGCTCATCGGACAGACTATTGGAACACCTGTAATGGACTTAAATGGTAATGTGACCATGCAACAGACTCAGCCGGTAAATCTTAACAACATGGCTTCTCCACAGGTTTACCAACCGCAACAGTCTATGTTTTCTCAGTACGTCCCTAACCCGTCAGCAGTATCAACCCTTGCACAGGCCAAGAACCTTTGGGGAAACATGGAAAACCCGCAGCAGACGGCAGTCCTTGACGCCGTTCAACAGGCAAAGACCGTAAACCCTACGGAGGCTGGACAGTCAAATAACGGCGATTCTGCCCAGCCAATACCGCCAGCTAATCAGCAGAGCCAGCCGCAGGAACAACCATCGCCGACCGCTATACAAACCCCTCAGACGCAACCATCTCAGCCGGTACAACCGCCACAGACAAATTTCCCACAGGCTAAAAGCCCTGCCCAGCAGTTGGCACAGAATATTGTGGCGGCGAAGCAACAGACTCAGCAACCTGTTCAACTCAGACCATTTAATACACAAGACTGGGTAGCGTCTGTATGGCGTGAAGGCGTTAAGCAGGGACGGCCAGCAAGCCAGATACAGGCAGTCATAAATAACCTTATGCCACAGGCACAAGCCGCAGAACAGAACTATAAAGATTCTGCAACTGCCTACTACATGAACAACATCTTTAATCCGAGTAATCCACTGATTCCAACTGCAAGCAACTATGCGGTAGTTATGCCGAAACTAATGAACAACATATCCAACCTTGCACAGGTAAACCCCGAAGCGGCGCAGAGAGTCCTGTCAATTCTTCCTGGGGCAAAGGACGCATGGAGTAAAGACGTGGCAGACCAAACGCTTGCCAACAGGGAAGCCTATGCGGATAAGTCAGCAAGTGAACAATTCAACCGTGACCTTGAGAAGATGGGGTATGGTGCAAAGCTCGCACGTGGAACATTCAAGTTCCAAAAGGACTACGATGCCCAAATTCAAGATGCACAGTTGGCGCAGAGATACAACAAGCTTGCGGCAATAGTCGGTCCGCAGGAAGCGGCGGCTAGAGTATACGGCGGATTCAGCCTTAACTCAAATAAGGGAAGTGGTACCGGAGCGAAGAGCGGCGGAACTGCTGACAAGGCGCCGACCGCATCTGAGCAGAAGGCATTGAACGGTTATAAGGGAGTTATGACAGACCTTCTTGCGTCCGTAGGAAATGACGCAAGCGCAGACTACAGAGATGCTGCCTATAACAATGCCGACGACTTTATGGGAAGCGATGAGTTTAAGAACCTTCCGACAGAATATCAGCACGATATTCAAGACGCTAAATACCTTTCCCTCGCAGTAGGCTATGCTCGTGGCGGAAATTACGAAGATGCTATTAAATTCTTTAAAGAAGTTCCTGTACAAGCATATAAAGAACTTCTCGGCGTAGACGACCCAATAGCTTACATCAAGGCGCAGAACCCGAATATTACAGACGAAATGATTTACGGTACAAAATAAGGAGATATGAATGGACTGGTCGAAAGAAAGAGCTGACTTTTTATCACAGGCAACGCAAGGCCCTTCTGATGAGCCGGACAACGAACTCATACCAACTAAAGGAAACTACACCTATGCGAACCCCGAATTGGCGGCACTTGAAAGAGGCGCCGTAAATGTAGGGCGTTCTATTCTCGGTATTCCAGCCATGCTTGCAGGAACCGCAGGGGCGACTGCCCCTTCTGTTTCCGCAGATATGGCAATGGACATGGACGGTTATACACCGCTTGATTCTTCTCTGCAAAGTGGAGTTAATCAAGCGCTTGATACCGCCCATGACACCACCGCCCCTGTATGGAACGGAATTGAAAACAATTCAAGATATTTAGCAAGCAAACTGCCCGAAGATTGGCACGCAAATAAAGAAGTAGGAGCCGTTAGGGGGTTCGCCGATACCGTTCTTGAAAATGCCCCGCAGATGGCATTACAGGCAGGACTCGCAATGGTGAACCCCGCGCTTTCAGCCGCCGTGCTTGCAGGCTCCGTAGGTGGCGGCGAGTATCTTGATTTAAGGGATAAGGGCGTAGACCCCGGAACCGCAGGGCAGGCATCACTTTTGAACGCCGCCACCCAAACTCCGCTTGAATACATCCCTATGGAAAAGTGGATTAATGCACGTAGAATCCTTGGGAAGCACGGACTATTAAAGACTATCGGCGTTCCTATGGCATCGGAAGGCGTAACAGAAGCCATACAGGAAATCCCAGATGAAATGACTTCTTACTACGCAGAACACGGCACGCTTGACGGATTTGATTACAACAAACTCGGACTTAATGCGGCAGAAGCAGGAGCAGTCGGTGCCGTATACGGTGGTCTCTTCGCCGGTATTAATGCGGCCGTCCACAAACCGATAGAAGAAAACGCAAACGAACCGCAAAACACAGCCGACGCAGAACCATCTGTAGAAGAGCCATCTGTAGAAGAACCGACCATAGAAGAACCGACTGTAGAAGTACCCGATACAGAAGAACCACAGGGACCGTCAGTGGATTCTACCCCAAATAACAACTTCACTATTGCCGACGATGCAGACTTTGACGATGAAACAGACGATACAAAAGCAGCGGCATACGCAGTCATTAACGAGTTTAAGCGCCGCCACCCCGACGTGGAAATCACTTTGACTTCCGGGCAGAGACCCCCGCATGGAGATGGAGACACATCCGACCACATTCCGGGCAGAGCATTTGATGTTGTTTCCCCTGCCTTTGAAGGAGAAGATGGGAAGGCACTCCGCGACGAATACGGAGAAATCGCACGTTCTATGGGGCTTCACCCGCTTGACGAATACGACGATTATAATGAGGAACAATTTGCTAGAGGAGGAAAGAATTATCACATTTCCGTCCCCGAAGATTGGCACGCTCCGCAGTCTGCCGACCCGGCAAGCACTATCCTTGACGCTATTGGCGGGCAGGAAAGCGGTGGTGACTACACGGCAGAAAACGGTTCCACAGGTGCATACGGAAAGTATCAAATCACTGATGATACATGGAATACTTATGCAGATGAAGCGGGCGTAGGGAAAGACGCAGAACGCACTCCCGAAAACCAAGAAAAAGTCGCCAAGTACATGATGGATAAGTACTACAGGGAATATGGTACTGACGGCGCCATCATTGCATGGTACGCAGGGGAAGGAACCGCAAGGGCGTTTGTGAACGGAGAACTCTCTGACGAAGCCCTTCATAGACCTCAGCCCGGCGGGCCTTCCATTGCAGATTATCTTGCCTCTGTAAAGTCACGCATGAAATCCCCTGTAGGCGGTGGAACAACCGGAAGCGTTGTCAGAAGCGTTGACACCACTCCCACAAAGAGTGCAGAAGATTTCCTCAAAGACCTTGAAAGCTCAATGCCTCTTGATACGCAGGAACACATTGACACTGCAAATGGTATCTCCGACGTTCTGGAAAACGGCACTAAAGAGGATTGGGAAAGAAAAGCTCGTGAGTATGGGTGGAATCCTCCCGAAGAAGCAAAGACTGCTACACAGGAAACTGCCCAGCAGGAACCTGTTCAGCAGATACCTACTCAGCAGGCGCCTACCATTCAGCCAATTCCGAAGGCCCCCGTTCTGCCGGAGCCAAAGCCAATTCAGAGAATGGAAAGAACGAAACCCGCTTCCGCTCCGACCTTTGCTAATTCCATAAATGGGCGAGCAGTAAAGAGTTCCAACAAGTCGGAAAATGGTAGAATAAAGGTAGATAGTTCTGCCGTCAAAAACCTTCCTACGTATGAAGAGGGTCGGCCAAACCCCGACTACGATTCAACCATCAACGGAAGAGAAGAACTCAATCGTCGTATGGGAAACGAATACGATAACAGAAATAGTGCGGGAAATATTGGTAACGGTGGAGGAATCTATCAAGGCTATTCTGCCAACAGGGGAGAACTTAATAACCGTATGCAGAATGACTACGGAAATAAGGTAAACCCCTTTATTCAAAAAGCCTTACAGAATCCCGTGCTTACAAATCTTGTCAAGCGTGCCTATGTTGATGGAGACATGGCCGCCATGCAGAGACTTGAAGCACTTAAAATAAATCCAAACGTTATTAGTGCAGTCAGAGAGAAAGTCGAAGGAGAAACAAATGCGAACACCAAGAAGAATGGGCGGGTTTTACATCCCACTCAAGAAAATCACAACGTCAACCCCAAGTCTCAAGAAGGTAGCGTCCAAAAAGGCAAAGCCAATGAAAGTACCGAAGCGGAACAAGGCGTAACATACCAAGCTCCGATTAACGGCAGAGAAGAACTCGGGCAGCGTATGCGGAACGAATATGCCAACAGTAATGGAGTGGCGAATATTGGAAATGCCAATACCGCCCCCATTACCGGCTCCGTTCCAAACAGGGCAGAACTCGGACAACGCATGAGAAATGCATATGCGAACAATAATGCGTATGCGCCTACGGAAGTCCCTGCGGCAAAGCCGTCAAACAATGAATGGGTAAACGAACGCCATAGCAAGATTGACTCCATTAAATCCGACGCCGATAGTGGCAAAATCACACCACTTGAAGCAAAGAAACGTCTCAATCGTGTTATGGCGTCTGCACGTTTAAAGCACGGTATTTCTGATAGCGACAGGGCAGATATTAGAAACCATGCTATCCAGGCTAATAATGCTATTGAACATAACAATAATCCTAAAAATGATGCTGCGGAGCATACACGAAATAATGCTGCGAACAATAGGACTAATGCTGCGAACAATATAAAATCCAAAAAAGAGGATACGAAACCCAAAAAAGAAACTGCAAAACCGAAAGAAGCCCAGAAAGAAGCCCCGAAAGAAGTCCCAAAAGAAGCCCCGAAAGTAGAACCGAAGAAGGCGTCGAAGCCAAAGGTAGAGCAGAACGAATCTCCGGACACAAAAGAGACGCCAAAAGTAGCTCAAAAGCCGAAAGTTGAACAGAAACCGAAAGCAAAACGCACTGAATCAGAAATAATCGATGATACTGCCGATAAGGCAATGAAAGTTGTCAATCTTTTCCAAAAAGGTCTCATCACCATCGGAGAGGCACATCGGAAGCTGGTTGAAGTTATAAGTGCAGGTTCCAAAAATGTAAATAATGAATCCGCAAAGAAAGGGCTCGATGATGTTAAGCGTTCCGCTATGGACAAAATCGGTAGCCAGTATACTAAAAACACAGTTGGAGAAGAGCGGCTTGAAACGTACAGAAAAGCGGCGTTTGCACGTGCGGTAGATACTATCAACTCCCCTAAATTCTCCGCATTTAATAAGAAAGCGAAAGAGATTTTGGGCGATAAACTGTATGAAAATATTTACATACCGACTCTTTCACAAATTCTTGCAGGGAGCAGAGGAGTAAAAACATCAGCAGGGGAGTCCGCACTTCTCTTCTCGAAGATGGTACAAAGTTTCCACGACAACTACGGGATTGATGTTTATCCTCTTGAAATCTACGCCGAAAGGGGCAAGCGTAGATTAACACATACAATTATGGTTAATGGCAGAAAGTACAAATCGAGCATTATTGGTACGTATCTGCCAGGAACAAATTCCATTGAACTGTCATCGCAGGCTAGCAAGGAAACGTTCATGCACGAAGCGTCCCATTTCTACATGGAAATGCTGCGCAATTATTCTTTCCTTACCGATACCGAAATTTCTAAATACTTCAACGGCGACAAGGAAGCTGCTCAAAAAGCCGTGCAGAAGATTAGAAAAGACTTTGCTACTATTGAAAAGTGGGCATCCTACGATAAGGGCCAGCTCGAGGAATACAAAGGGACCAAACTTGAAGCTGAATTTACACAGAGAGCCCAAAAGATTGAAAAGGGCGATGAGTCCGAACGTAAGGCATGGGCAGATGAAAGGTTTGCACGTGGTTTTGAACAGTATCTTGCAGACGGAAAATCGCCCACGAAGGAACTCGAAAGCGTTTTCAAGCGGTTCAAGAAGTGGTTACTGGATATCTATAACGGAATCACCGGACTTCATAAGGCTGAACTTACGCCCGAAATTCGCAGATTCTACGACTCCATGATAAACGGAACTGCGAATGAAGAGACTATGGCTGGCAAACCTTCCGCAGAAGCCAAACCGAAAAGGAAAAAGTTTAAAGAAGAAACCGTTCGCACGGATAATGGAAAGGAATTTAAAGTTACCTATCGTGTGATGGAAGCAGATGATGTGATTTCTTCCAATACCGCAGACTTCGCACCGGACAACCGCTATCCACCGCAACTTCAACCCCGCGACCGTTCAAGGAAAACCATGAAGGAACAGGTTGATGGCATGTCAAGGAATTTAAGCCCATCTGACCTTGCAGGAAGCCGTAACGTCAACGAAGGCGCCCCCATTATTAATGGAGACAAGGTTGTCGAAAACGGAAACGGACGTACAATGGCTATCAAGAGAGCCTATGCACTCGAGGGAAAGGGCTATGAAGATAGTGCCAAAGCCTATAAGAACTATTTGATTGAACACGCAGAAGAGTACGGCTATACCCCCGAAGAAATTAAAGAGATGAAGAACCCGATTCTCGTGCGTGAACGTTCTAGCGAATCAGACGGATTGCAGAAAGATATTATTCATTCCACCGCAGGCGGCATGGAAATGAGTAGTTCGCAAAGGGCAAAGGCTGACGCAGAGAAAATCACCCCGCAAATCACTCGCCTTTACAACTACGACGGTTCCGGTGACTTAACCCTTGAAAGCAATCGTGAGTTCGTGGCTACCGTGCTTAATACTATTGCCAGCAAGAACGAGAAAGACCGTCTCTTTGATTCTGATGGAAACCCGTCAAAGGAAGGCATTGAACGTGTAAAGAACGCAATGACCGCCGCCGCCTACGAAAACAATGAACTCATTGACAGAATGGGCGAAAGCACCGACGATGATATGAGAAACGTCGTGAAGGCATATGCCGCCGTTTCACCACGTGTAGCTTCCGTCGCAAAGAGAATTGAGACCGGAGACGTTCTTGAATCATATGACCTGCCAAAGGTTCTTTCAGACGCGCTCAGCATCTATTTCAAATGCAAGGGCAATAAAAAAGCCATTCAGAATGAACTTGATACCCCTTCCCTTTTCGGCGGAGACAAAGTATCTGCACCCGTAAAAGAGTTTGTTATGTTCATGGCAGATAATACAAGAAAGCCCAGAGCTATTTCAGACGCTATCAGCCGCATGGTTGATTATGTAGACGGTGCAAACGAAAAGAGCGCCGACCTGTGGGAAGGCACAAGACGGACGCTTGATGAATGTGTAGACGCCGCTATTCATGAATCGCCGAAATACTTAATCACAAACAAGAATCTCAAGGCTACCGACAAGGTGCAGGTTGTCAATCTTGTTGGTGAGACCTATCATGGCCCATTGGGAAAATTCTCGAATAGCCTTTGCAAAGCACTCAAAGACTGTACATTTAAGATTTCCAATGAGGGGATTAACCTTCGTTTCTTTAACAGAGATGATAGAAGCCACTTCACCTATGGGAATAAACATGGCAGAGCTAAAAAGGCAAGACTGCATACTCTCTCCGATGAATCAAACATTAAGAATGTTCTTGAAAACAGTGTTTACATTGAAGAAGAAGAGAACTACCATGACGGCAATAGCCCTTATCACTTCGTTCAATTTATGTCGGTTGTAAAAGACGGAGACCGTTTCATAAGGCTCCGCATCAGCGCAAAGAAGTTGGCAGACGGAACGTTTGACGTTAAAGATGTTGGGTTGTATAACATTACCACATTTGGGAATGTTGACAGTTTGCACATTAAAAAGGGACGTGCGTCTCCTACCTCCAGCCAAAGGCTCGGGGATAATTTACAGGAAGCGGGCGTCCCTTCTTATACAGTCAGTGTAGCAGATGCGCTTACCGGAGTCAAGGACAGAAAAGGCAGACTTTACGTTAAAGGTGGGAAATTGCAGTATGATGCAAGAGTTCACCCCGTAAAGAACATGATTTCTTCC